CGTTATGCCGCGCTTCGGCAAGCCCTTGGTCTCGACGAAGTCAAGCAGCGGGGTGACTGGTGGCGGCAATGGTTCCATGCGGGGCTCGGGCTTGTCCGTTTTCTTTGGTTGCTCTTGGTGCCCGCATCCGAAGCAGGTCCCGTGACCGTCGTCGTAGCGGGCGAAGTTGTTCTTGGACTTGCACTCAGGGCAAGGCTCATGCTTTAGGAACTTGGATGGCATCGGCCCATGTCGTCGGGATGTTTCCTTCGCACCAGAGAAACCCGTGTCTCTCGGCCCACTGCCAGTACGTGAGAGACCGAGGGGCTCGGCTCAACTTGACGTCCGCTTTCATGAAGCAGAGCCTGATGTCCAGGCCTGGATGCTGTGCCTTGACGGCCACCATCTTGCGCCTGTCCTCTGAGTCGAACAGCCCCTTGGTCTCAACAATGACCCCATTTGGCAACACGAAGTCCGGGGTGTAGACCGCGGAGATCGTGTACGCCAGGGCCTGCACCTCGTACCCGAACTGCAAGCCACGGGCCTTGAGACTGGCGGCGACTGATGCCTCGAACTTGGATCGGTACCGACTAGAAGTCAAACCCTTCGTCTGTTGCCGCTCCCGTTGCGTCGAAGGGGACGCTCGCCTCCGTCTCGCTGGTCGCCCAGCCACCGGCTTCTTCTTGAAACCCGTAGCTGTCGGCTGATCCACCGGATTCCACCAGGTCGATGATTTGCACAGCCTTCAGGCGCAGCGTGATGCCGGCACCGATCGCAGGCTGGAAGAACGGACAGGCCTCAAACGACACACGACCAGTGGTCCCTGACCACATGCCACGCAGGGATTCACGGTGCTTGACCGGTGCACCCGTCGCATCGAACAGTGCCGGTGATGCGGTCCAGGCCCGGCCATCACGGTCCATGCCCTTGGCTTTCATCTTCACGCTCACGGTGAAACAAGGCCTGCCGTCGATGTCCTCGTACCCGAAGCTCGGGTCAATGGCCTTGAACTTCTGGCTCGGGGCTTGGGCCTTGAGGCTGGCTTTATGTGCCTCGAACAAAGCGTCAAGCTGGTCAGCCATGGGCCCCGCCTCTTCCGCTGGGATGATGGCCGTCACTTTGTAGTGACCCTCGGGACTGAACTTGGTCTCGGGTTCGATGAGCTTGGGATACTTGAACGTCGCCTTGGGTGTGGTCAGGCGCAGCTTGTCGATGTACTGAAAGTTGTTCATGTGACGAAGTAGTCAGCGTTGTTTACAAGTTGGGGGTCGAACCCGCCAAGGCTTGGCCGCGGCGGGAGTTTGGCCTGTACATCCGATGGGAGTTGGGACACCAGCTCATCAGCGATGGGCGTGAACCAATCCCGGGCGTACATGCCAGCAAAGGTACTGCGGATCGTGGCCCGCAGTGTGGCCATCTCTGCTGGCGTCGTGACGAAACAGTCATGGATGCCACCAAGGTTCCGCACCCCAGCGGCATGGGCCTCGATGGTGACAGCAGCCATGTGACTGCCGTCGAGACTATGGATGACATTAGGACTGAGCCCGTTGCCCATTCGCTTGGGGTTCAGCCGGGTCGGTTGATGGTTGGTCAACAGATCCATCGGCACGGACGACAGGTGGTACAGGCGAACCCGGACCCCGCTGTAATCCCAGTACTCCTGGATCACGGGCACACCCGAGGGCGACGTCCAACGCAGGGCCAGGCCCAGCTTGCCGGCTGCCTTGCCCACTTTGCGGAACCAAGACATCGCTGCCTTGGCTGGTGCAATGAGAGCCGACGTCTCCCGGTACAGGATCGTGGCCATGTAGTGGTGGCTAGACATGGCCCCCTTGGCGAAGCACCAGCTGTTGCGACCGAGCACCTCTTGTGATCTGTCGACAGCCCAGCCGTGGCAGAAGTTGACGACGGCTTGGCGCGTGGCCGAGTACGGAATCGTCATGACCACAGGCTTGGCCAACGTGCGGTCAGGGGACAACTGCAACCACCGGGCCGCATGCTCAACCCCGGCTGCTGCATCAGCCCGCACCAGGTCCAAGACACGCTCGAGCACCACGGCATAGATGTCCCGGGGCGCCTCGCTTGGGGTCAGGTTGACAAGGCTCGCCATCTCCTCCGAGCGGAGCAGCGCCGAGTAATGCTGGATGCCAGAGCACGTGCAGTCCAGGACGACAGGGTGGTGGCACACCCAGCCCAGGCCGTGATGGCTGAACTGTTGGTACGCCCGACAGAACGCAAGAAACTGCCACGGGTCCTTGGCCCCAGCCCAGAACTCTTGGTTGCACCAAGGCTCCCGGCCAGCAGCTTCGATCTCGAGTTGGTGCTCATGCACCCAGGCCACACGGTCGGCCCAGGTCAACTTGTTGTGGCCGTAAGTGTTGGCCCCATGGATGCGAAGCCAGTCAGCTTCAGCCTCGGTGTTGATTGGTGTGCCGTTGGCAAACGACAGCAACGACCGACCGATGTCGTTGGCCTGGGGCTGGAGGTACGGGGGCCGGTAATAGAACCTGCCCCTGAAGTCACACTGCACCGGGAAGTACAGCACTGGTTCATCAACCAGTCGACGTGCCACCCATAGCTGCTTGGCTGCCGTGAATCTCTTGCCGGCCTCTCGTTCGTTGCGGTCATGAAGGCGCTTCGCGGTGATCCGCCAGGCCGTGACACCCTCGTCGTCGTCGGCCAGGTGTTTGGGGTACGGCGGGATCACGTGCCCACTGCGGGGCAGCAGGCCACCAATGGAGATGCTCTTGTCCCAGGCGTGGGTCACCTGGTCCAGCATCCATCTGTTGATGCGCCACCCGACACCCTGCTGGATGTTGGCTGCCACCAAATACGCATCGAACTCAGAGGACCGAGCAGCGATCAGGTCCCCGTTGTCCTTGAACAACGTGTTGCCGGGCAACCCCTCGGTCCAGTAGCCCCCCGTCAACGGGTCTGACCAATCCCGGGGCGGGATGATCGTCGGCAACGCAAAGGGACACAGCAATCGCTGTTGCTCCTCGGCGCTGCGCACCCAGTCGAGTGCCGCTTGCGTGGCACGGACACGTTTCACCGTGCGCATGGCCCCGCGCTCCAGATAGATCTCAATCAAGCCGGTGTGCGACTCGACGAGATGGACGAGGAACACACCGACGCTGAGTTTCTCTTGGGGCGTCCAGATCTCCGAGTTCTTCATGCGCATGGCATCAGCCCGCTTGTGTGCAAACCGACGACGCACCCGTTGGTGTGACTTCAGCTCGTACTCAGAGGCACGGGCCAGCATGGTCTCAAGCCAAAGCCGTTCAGCCAAGGCGTAAGCCAAGGCCTGGAACTTTGGGGCTTGAGTCAGCTGGTCAATGACCACACGCATGGCCACGGCTGCAACCTTGTGCGGTGCCAGCTGCAGCAACGGACCCATGTGGGCGTAGCCACGGCCAGCACGACCATCACGCATGGCGTGGCGGTGCTTGCGCAGGTCCCTGATGATCTGGTCCACACCCATGGCAGCAAGCACGTCGCCATGGGTCGACAAGGATTCCATGCCCTGCTCACGGCGCTTGTTCATCCGGGATGCGAACGCATCGGCGCCGATCTGCAACATCTCGCGCTCAAGGGCAAGCTGGCGCTCAAGATTGACCACGTCGCCAGCCACCCAAATAGCCCAGCTTTAGGATCGCAACTGTTGATGGATCAAAGCAACCCTCTGGGTATTGTTTAATCCATGTTTCAAAAGCTTGGTCCTTGGTGTCGACCGGGTCCAGCTCAAGACCCAGGTCATCAGGTGCATAGGTCCAATGGCTGGTGTCGTCCATGTACGGGTACTGAAAGTTACCCATGTACCAGCCAAAACCCTTGGCGTACCAAAGGACCTTGCCTTTGTTGTTGGCCTGTGCCTTGGTCGGTGGGAACTCAATTGAATAAACGTTTTCAGCGAGATCGTTTGTCATTGTTGTTGGTGGCGACGGTGATGTTGGTGTTGGTTGGATACCGATTAGCTGCAAACTTGGCAGCCTCTGCCTCCGAGGTGGCACGGAGCCACTCGCGCATTGGCCGCATGCCTTTGAACTCCACGGTCACCTGGTAAAGCTGGGCCTTGGGGTCGCTGGATCTACTGATGCCTTCACCTAGGTTCGGGCCATGCTCTTCGTTCCACAGCAACACATAGCGTTCGGCTGAACTTTGTCTCCCGAACATGGCTAGGTCTCGGCCTCCACCCGCAGGCGGTGTGCGACCTCGGTCACGGCCAGGTGGCAGATCTTTGACTCGAGGTACGACGGGGCCCATGTCTCGATCTCGTCGGCCAACAGACGCAACACAGCCCGCATGCGGTCAGGGCTGGTGATGGTCATCGAGTTGTTGGTCAGGCACCAGAACGCATCGAGCATCCGGAGAGGCAGGGTTTCCATTGAGTCGATGACGACAGGGGCCTGGTCGGTGGTTGTTGGTTCAGTCGGGTTCATAAAACCTCCAGTTGATGATCTGTCGAATCACAGGAAACATGCCAGCCCACACACTCCAGCGATCGCCAGCCAGCACGGGATCAGGCATTGAGTTAATGCTGCCCCATCTGGGAAAGTCGGGGTGGATGCCGCTGTTGTTCCAGAAGATCCGGCCGATGTAGCCGCCAGTGCTGGTGATTGCCATGAAAGCGGGCTCTGTTGGTTTAGTCATTGGCCCCCCTCCAACCTGTTGGCCACCAGTTGCGCATAGCCAGCGATGTCACGCCAATGGTCAGGCTCAGCCGGGTTGCCGGCAATGATGCGCCCGATCTTGTGAGCGATCATGTCCAAGGTCTCGGTCATGTCGTCGTCGAGCTTGCGGTCCAGGTCAGCGACGTGGTGGGTGATCACGCGCTTCAGGTCTTGGGTGATGAAAGCGTGGGTCACATAGCACCCGTGGGTCCGTCCTCGTTCTTTCAGAAGGATGTTGATGTCTGTTGTCATGCGGCCTCTGGTGGTGTGGGTTGGTTGTTGGTGGATCCAAGAAACCGCTGCGCCTGTTGGCGGTCTCGTCGCCCGGCCTCGGTCAACATGTGCCCCTTGGTGCTGGGCCGCACCAGTCCGGCGTTGTTGAGGATCCCTAGTTGCTCTCGGATGGCGCTCGCCAACCAAGCTGTGTCTCGGGTCAAGTAAGCGACGCGGACCTCGGCTTCCAGTTGATCCAACGACAGGGCCTGTGGGTACTTGAACCACAACCTGTCGAGCAGGTCGGACCGGAGCCGGGCCAACACAACGGCTTCGGGTTTCATGGCGTCGCCTCACCTGCCGGCTGCGCCGGAGCGGTGGGCTCGGCCCCTGCCCGGTAGGTGCTGAGCACATGCTCGGCCCAGGCCGCGGCAAGGATCACGGCTTGGGAGTTGGGCGCGGTGTTGTAGCTGGCTCGCCACCAGGAGCGGTAGGCCTCCATCAGTTCGTAAGCAGTGGGCATGAGGGTGCCTCGGGTGCGGGTGGGTGGTGTTGTGGTGCTGCGCCGGTGAGGGCAGCAGAGAAGGGGCGCTGGCCCCCTCCGTGCTGTCGTCAATGGTCGGACATATCCGGGAAGCTATACGTCTCCCGGTGTGGTGGCTCCGTTGTGATCTGGAACCAGGGGCAAGCGCAATCCCAGTGGCTCGGGTGTGCCTCGATCTCAGCGGTCGTCCGCCTGATTGCGGCCTGTGCTTCGGCCCTGGTGCTGTAGCTGTTGACGAAATCAACGGCGCCTTGGTCGTGCGCGTAGACGTGAAAGGCCATGGGTCTTGGGTGCTGTTGTGTTGCTGTGCTTGGCGAGCCCAGCAGGGAGGGCCGTAACCCTCCGGGCTGAGGTCAGGCCAGGCAGTCGGCGCTGGCCCGTGACAGGGCAGCCATTAGCTGTTGAGCAGCGTCCAGGGTCCACAGCTTGGCGCTGAGGATTGGCGTGGCCTTTCCCTCGACGTAGGCCACCAGGATCCAGCCCTCACTTGAGCCAGGCCGAACCCCTAACCGGAGCAGTGGGCCGGTGTGAGCTGGCACTCGATGGTCCTGGCCGTCTGCATAGTCGAACCAATAGATCTCGCTGCCGTTGATGGCTAGGCCGTGTTCTGTTCTGAGGTTGAACTGCGCCCAGGTGTCGATTGCGTCGATGATCTGGCGCACGGTGACCCGGTGCTTCTCGTCCGTTGCGATGGTGTGGAACTGGTGCGTGTAGTTGCAGGGGTAAAGGGTGGCGGTGTTCATGGGCCGGGAAAGTGGGTGCGGGTTGAGTGAGCAGGGATTGATGTGTCGGGGTAATGCGGCTGGCCCAGCTGCGCAAGGGTCACCATCCAGAGAACGGCAGACCCGAGCACAGCCAGGCCTGCGGTTAGCAGGCTGGTGTTCATGAGCTCAGCCCTCCCAGTAGAAGAGGCCGGCAAACCAGAGACGGGCGTCGCCGTACTGATCGAACCACCGGGTCCAAGGGGTGCCCCAGTCCTGGTGCTCGAACCAGCAGCGTTCAGGCTCGCCATTGCGCAGTTCACCCATCAACCGGAGAGCTGGCCCGCCTGTGGTGATGAGCACTTGAAACTCGGTTGGTTCTGCCGATGCTGTCTCACCCGGGCACCGCCAGCCCTCCCGCATCTCAGCCGTCAGCGCAGCCTCCCTCATGGCGTCTTCGATCCACTGGCTCACTACGTCGTGATTGGTGCCGTCGAACCCGTGTTCTTTGAGGACTGCCTTGGCTTCGGCTGAGAGGTATTTGCCCTCGCCTTCCTCAATGCAGAACCCCCATGCCTCATGCGCTGCGGCGATTGATTCGGTCCATGCTTTGGCGTTGGTCTCGGCTGAGCTGAGCCCTGTTGTTGTCGTTGTCGTTGTCGTTGTCATCGGTGTTGATCCTTTTTTCTGCGAGTGTTGATGGAATGGGGGCCCGGTGTGGTGCCGGGGCTCAGTACCCCAGCCAGGTCAGCAGGGCGGCCGCGTCGTAGGCGTTGGTTCCGGCATTGGCTGAGCAGTGGTTGATCCAGGCCCAAAAGGTCTCGCCGTGGCCCTTGAGGATGGCCTCAACGTCGCTGTGGCTGTACCGGCCATCACGGCCGGCCCAGCTCAACATGGCGGCTTTGCTGTCGGTCAGTTCGGCCGCTGCTCGATCAATGGGCACGGCGTAGTCGGCAAGCAGGCGCTTGGCTGGTGTTGTCGTTGTCGTCGGCATGGCTTCAGGTCTGCGGGGTGGGTGGGATGGGTTCAGGTCCAATCATTTCAAGCGCCCAAAGGCGGCCCCAAGCGCCTGCGGTCCAGTGCCATTGGCATTTGCCAAGGCCGGACTTGAGGCCAGGGACGGAGGGAAGGGCGCAAATTGAGCAAGGTTGAGTTTTTGCGGTCATGGGTTCAGGTCTCAAGCCGTCAAGGCCAGGCGTACCCGGTACCGGGTCACACCTAGGTGCTCAGCGATGCGGCGCTGGCTCCAGCCAGAGCGGCTAAGGCGCTTGGTGCGGGCCTCGGTGGACTCGGTGCACCAGAGGAGCACCAGGAGTGGCAGCAGGAGAGCTGCGAGGCACAAGGCCAGAACGGACGTAGTCATTGGATTTACTGCGGTTGGATGTATTGCAACTCTTGGACCTTCGGCCCGGTTGCTTCCGAACTATAGCGAACCGATGGCCGAGTTGGGTGCGGTGAAGTTTGCGAGGCCGGATGATTGGTCAGCCAGGTCGAGAATGAGAATCATTCTCACCGGACCCCCTGGTTAACCCTGGCCAGACCCCCTGTCCAGCATGCGTCACTGTCTGACTGACAGGTACGCAATGGCCCAGACCCCTTGGTATCACTAGGGGCAGGCTGCCCTTGGACACCCCCGGGTGCCGCTTTGGACAAGCGGGAGCGACCCCGGAGGGGGGGTGAGCCCCGCTGACGCCTATAGCGTAAGCCCCTCACATTTTTGGGTCAAAAAGTCACCCCTGTCCCCCTGAATCTCACCCCCTTCCCCTGTGCCCCACCCCCGGTGAAACGACGTCCGCCATAATTTAATAGAGGTGAATATAGGTGCCTATGGTTCTCTATGGTTCACTATGTATTTTCATCATCAATAACAATGAAAGAAGATCCTGGTTAACCATATTACTCCTAGGTTAACCATGTGCTTGGTATTACCTTACCTCCTAACCGCTCCCCTTCGGGGAGCTATATATACTATGGTTAACCATGGTTTAGATATATTATATATATAGTAACTATAGGGGGGGGATTTTTTCCCTTCTTCACTCACGCACACATATGTACTACTGGTCCTAGGCCCTACCATTTGCTCACTAGCTCGCCTGTGTCCCCATGGGTCGCCCTAACGAATCAGAGGCCTCAAGGGTCCTGTCGAACCTCCACACCGACCTGGCGCTCCATTTGCGGTCCAGGCTCGAGGATGGTTCCATCAGCACCGCTGAGCTCAACATCTTGCGCCAGTTCCTGAAGGACAACGGCATCTCAGCCCAACCGGTGGCCGGCACCAGTTTCGGGGACCTGGTGGCGTCGTTGCCAGACATGGATAAGATCGTGCAGATGCCCCGGCGCAAGGTCGCCTAGAACCCGCCATGCCTGATCCTGCTGACATCCCATCTGGGTTTTTCATCTCGACACCCACCAACAACGCGATCGCTGCTGCCCCTGCCATCGGCATTGGCCCCGCTGGGTTCGGCACCGTGACTCAGCTCACCAGCAAGTCCCAGGGGGTCACCGTCAACGCCAAGGCCGGCGTCGTCACCATGCACAACGCTGCTCTGGCAGCCAGCACGGCCATCCAGTTCACGATGACCAACAGCGCCATTACCGGCACCGACGTCGTCGTCACGAACCAAGGCACAGGTGGCACCGCTGGTTCGTACCAGGCCCACTGCGTCGACACCGGTGCAGGCTCTGCGATCTTCCGGATCGTCAACACCAGCGCAGGGTCCCTGTCTGAAGCTGTGACCCTGAACTTTGTGGTCATCGACACCTACGCCGGCTGATGTCGAACGACAGGGGTGCTGGTTGGGTTGGCCTGCCAGAGCCCCTGTCGTCGGACTTCCGGTTTTTCTTGGTTCTGGTCTGGCGTCACTTGACCTTGCCGGACCCAACACCGATCCAGCTCGACATCGCTGCCTACATGCAGCACGGGTCGAAGCGCAGGATCATCGAAGCGTTCCGAGGCGTCGGTAAGTCCTGGATGGCCGCGGCCTATGTGCTGTGGCTGCTGCGCCTGGACCCACAGCGCAAGATCATGGTGGTGTCGGCCTCCAAGACCCGGGCCGATGACTTCACCATGTTCTGCATGCGGCTGATCCGAGAGATGCCGATGCTTCAGTGCCTGGAGCCGGACCGAGACGAGCAGCGGAGCGCCGTGAACCGGTTCGACGTCAGGCCCGCCATTCCCGATCAAAGCCCATCCGTCAAAGCGGTTGGCATCTTTGGCCAGTTGACCGGGTCCAGGGCCGACTTGATCCTGTCCGATGACGTTGAGACACCGACGACGTCGTGGTCCGTTGGCATCCGGGAGAAGCTCCTGGCCGCTGTCGGTGAGTTCAACGCCATCCTGAAGCCCGGTGGCGAAATCATGTTCCTGGGCACTCCCCAGACCGAGGAGTCCATCTACAACAAGCTGGCCCAACGCGCATACGAGGTGCGCATCTGGCCAGCCCGGTACCCCGAGAAACCCGTCAAATACGGCGATTACTTGGCCCCTGTGATCGCGGAAGGGTGCCCAGAGCTCACTAACCAGCCGACAGACCCTGGTCGCTTCAGCGAAATGGACCTGTTGCAACGCGAGACGTCGTACGGCCGGTCGGCTTTTGCGCTCCAGTTCCAGCTGGACACCAGTCTCAGCGACGCTCAGCGGTTTCCGTTGAAGCTGGCGGACCTGATGGTGCTCGAGGTCTCGGATCATGCCCCGGAAAAGGTGGTGTGGAGCTCCGGGGCTGAGTACCGCATCAGCGACCTGCCAGCCGTCGGTTTCAGCGGCGATTTTTATTACCGGCCGGCTTACATCCACGGCACCTGGCTGCCGTTTGATGGCTGCGTCATGTTTATTGACCCCTCTGGCCGGGGTCTGGACGAGACGGCGTACGCGGTCGTGGCTCACCTCAACGGCAATTTGTTCCTGCTGGAGTCCGGTGCGTTCCGAGACGGCTACTCAGAACTCGTTCTGCAGGGCCTAGCAGCGGCTGCAAAGCGCCAGAAGGTCAACTTGATCCTCCTGGAGGACCAGTTCGGTCAAGGCATGCTGGAGAGCCTCCTGAAGCCGTACCTGCAGGTGCAGCATCCGTGCACCATCGAGACGGTCAGGTCCAACGTGCAAAAAGAACGCCGCATCATCGCGGCCCTGGAGCCCGTCCTGAACCAACACCGGCTCATCGTCAGTCGTTCTGTCATCGAAGGCGACGCCAAGACCCGAGACGACGAAGCCGTCGAAAAGCGCCTGGCGTACCAGTTGTTTCATCAGTTGACCCACCTGACCGTCGATCGCGGTTGCTTGGCTCACGACGACCGCCTGGACGCTCTTGCGGGTGCGGTTCAATACTGGAACGAATCGCTGGCCATTGATGAAGACCGAGCAATCAAGGAGCGGCAGTCAGAACTCTGGGACTTGGAGCTTCAGGCGTATATGGGGGATCTTGAAGGGGCGCTGGACCGAAGCCTTTTGGGCGGCAGTATTACGGATCTTGCATCGGCCCCAGTTGCCGGTGGCTGGATCAGGACCCGTCAGTAAGCGATCTGGCACCAGGGCCTGGGTGATCCGGGTCCCTGGTGAGCACATCGGGTACGGGGGCACCAGGGAGACCTGCTCCTTCCAGACCATCGTCGTTGCAGAGAACGAAGAGGTGGCTTGGAGCATTGCCATGCACTGCGATGTCTGGGAACGTATCCCTTGGATACTGGACGATGTCCAGATCTTTCCTCAGGCCCCTCTCACCAGCGCAAATGTCGGCCATTCGTCTCGCAGACGCAGCTAAACACGACGCCGGCCTGCCGCATCAGCTGGCGGCCTGGAACGAGCTCCAGGAAACCTTGACCGCTAAGCAGCTCGAAGACTTTGCAGAGGCGTACAGGGCGGCCCCGAAGCCCAAGGCGGGCCTATTCCAGCCCGGATCCCCGTTCAGCTACAGCCTGACCCCCAACGTGACGTACGGGGAGCTCACCCAACAGTCAGAGGCCCGCAGGTTCGTGGCTCAACATCAGTGCGACACGGCTCTGGTGTTGGCTCAGTTCGTCCAGAAGGCCCGGGATCACTTCGGTGGGCCTGCAATCATCACTTCTGGCCACAGGCCCCCCAGGATCAACGCCCAGGTCGGTGGGGCCAGCCAGTCAGAGCACCTTTACGACGCACCGAACACTGGTGCCGTCGACTTCTACGTTGATGGGACCTCCGTTTACACCTTGCAGGCCTGGGCCGACAAGGAGTGGCCGTATTCCTTGGGTCTCGGGGCTCCCCGGGGCTTCATCCACGTCGGGATGCGCCCCGGCAAACCCCGGCTAAGGTGGAATTACTGACACCAAACCCATGAAAAAAGGCGGCAAGGGCACTAAAGGCGGCGGCGGCAAGAAGGGCTACTGATGGCCGACCCCAAGGCCGGGCTTTACATCAACATCAAGCGGAAACGCGACCGGATCAAAGCCGGATCCGGTGAAAGCATGCGCAAGCCAGGGGCTAAAGGAGCCCCGACTGCTGCTGCGTTCAAAGCGGCCGCCAAGACCGCCAAGAAGAAGTAGCCCAGGGCTACCGCTTGACCAGTGGGGTGATGACACCGGCCAGGATCTCGATGGCCCGGTACAGCTTGACCGCCATCCGGCTGTATTTGCCCAAGGCCTCGTTGTCCTTCGGGGTGGGTGTCAGGTTCACAATGGCCACCGCAGCGCCGTGGACGGCCACTACAACAGCTACGTACTCAACGATCCTGGGGGTCATGGGCGTGGGAGTTGCTGGTTGCAGTTTGCCACTTGCGATCCAGGTTGTCTGCTGCCTCCCTGGCCAACCATCGGGTCACCATGACTTCATGGTGCCAAGCGGTGTTCAGGAGCTCTGCTGTGGCCAGGAGTCCTGACCAGTCCTCGTCTTCATACAACTCCAGCAATGTCCGCTGGACTCGCACCTCGCTCAACTCGAGCTCGAGGCTTTGTTCGATGGGGTTCAATACTTGCGCTCAATAGCCCGAAGGCGGTCCTCATGGTCCTCAAGCATGACCTGCATTGCGCCAAGGATCGTCGTGGTCTTGGCTTCGAACCGACCCAGGCCCCCGGCAATTTTCCAGAGAGCAGAGACCCCGGCGCCCCCAAGGCCAAGAACGGCAACGAGGGTGGCGGGGTCCACGGACAGCGGGTCTACGTCAAAACGTATTTTACCGGTTTGGACCCGGGTCAGGCAAACACCCGATACGGGGCCACAGGGGTCACCAGGAACGCGGACCAGCCTTCGGGCAACGGGCCGATGTAGTTGACGTGCCAGCCGGCCATAGGCGTCGCTGGGGTCACGACCTCAAAGGTGTCTGGGTCGAGCACCGCGTCGTTGTTGTAGATGACGCCGACGTCGTCGATGGCCCAGTCGTGGGTGTAATAGAGCCAGGTCCAGCGGTCTTCCATCACCTCTGGATCAGCGGCACTCGGGGTGGGGCTATTGACCCGGAACCCAGCGGCTGCGGCTGCGGACTCCCAGGTGGCTTGGTCGGGGAAACGTAGGTAGTTGGTGATCATGGGAGGGTTAGGCGTTGCGGGTGATGGTCCAGCCCCTGGAGATCAGGGTGTTGTAGGCGGCAATTGCGTTGGCAGTCCAAGTGGCAGCGCCTGCGTTGGTGCCGCCGTTCAGGCCAAGCGTGATGTTGGACTGGCCGTTGGTGACGAGAGACGTGAGGATGTTTTCGATGGAGGTGGAAGTTAGGGCGCAGGCAAGAAAAGTATTGCCAAATGCAGTTGCAACAAGAGTCCCAGTTGTATTAAACGCATTTGCTGGGAAGGTTGCAAGATTGGTGCAACCATACCAAGCGGCGTTAAGGTTAGTTGCACTGTTAAAAGTAATTGCGGGAAAACTTGTCAAGCCGGTGCAACCTCTCCAAGTCTCCCCAAAACTTGTCCCAGCAGCCATATTAATTAGTGGAAAAGAAGTTAAACTTGAGCAACCGTACCAAGCCAATAAAAAGTTTGTTCCCGCAGCAGTGTTGATTAGCGGAAAAGAAGTGAGTCCTGTGCAACCGCCCCAAGCATTTTGGAAGTTTGTCCCGGCCGCAGTATTGATCAACGGGAAGGAGGTTAGGCTGGAGCAATAAGCCCAGGCTTGGAAAAAGGTAGTACCAGATCCAGTGTTGATCAAAGGAAAAGAAGTAAGCTTGTTGCAACCAAGCCAAGCATTTGTAAAATTAGTTCCAGCAGCAGTGTTGATCAACGGGAAGGAGGTTAGGTTGGAGCATTGATTCCAAGCAGACTGAAAATTAGTTCCAGCAGCGGTGTTGATCAACGGGAAGGAGGTTAGGTTGGAGCATTGACCCCAGGCGGCGAGAAAATTAGTTCCAGCAGCAGTATTGATCAACGGGAAGGAGGTGAGGCCAGAACATCCATTCCAGGTGCCATCAAAATTTGTTACGGCAGCAGTGCTAATAAGCGGGAAAAAAGTAATCCCGGAACATGCGCTCCAGGCAGAAGCCAAACTTGTTGCGGAAGCAGTGTTAATTAAAGGGAAAGAAGTAAGGTTAGAACATCCATTCCAAGCGTTGACAAAGTTAGTAACGCTGGCAGTATTTATTAGCGGAAACGAAACAAGGCTGGAGCAATTAAGCCAAGCGTTGCTTAAATTTGTGGTAATACTTGTATCTACCGTTGCGTCAAAGCTTCTTAACGCAGTGCAGTTATAGAACGCTGCACTAGCATCAGCCTTCATGCTGGCTGGAGCCGGCCCAACGGCAATCACTCGATCTTTGTACGTTGCATTGTTGTTGATGTTCGGCTTAAAGAACGTGCCACTATTCAACCGGAACCCAATGTCGTGATACCCACCACCGTTGGTGAACGTATGCACCGCAGTGGTCAGCGTCTCAACCACCCCGTCGCCCCAGTCCACCGTGACGCTTCCGTTGGTGGTGAAGGTCGGCAGGGCAAAAGTATTGCCCAGCACCCGCCAGCGCCAGAAGTCCCCGGTGTTGGTCAACGTGTTGATCTGAGCCTGGGGCAAGTTCCCGTCGTAGATGGCCGTGCGTTTGATCGTGGGGCCAACCAGCTTCACCGTGGACCCGCCACCGGCTGTGCCGAATGGGGTGTTGACCGTGGTGAAAGCAGATGTCGGGAAGATGCTGGAGTTGGCGTTCGACAGGGTGGCGACGTCAGCAGAGCGGGTGACGGTGGCGCCGGAGGTGGGGATGTAGGAGGTGGGGAAGGCACCTTGTTCTACTTGAAATCCAAAAACAAGAACGGAAGAAGAATTGTCTCCAGTTACAAAATCCAAATCACTTACACTCACATATGGATTGGACTGTACAGCAATGCCCCAATAATTAGTCCTTACCGCAGTATTTCTTGTAAGCCATAGTCTATACCACCCATTTGAATATTCTTGAAAACCATAATTGATTGTAGATGTTGACGTTCCTGGCCAGGTGCTTTCCGCCAGTAAAATTGTTTTAGTGGAAAATTGAAATCTTAACTTTGGCAATAAATATCCAAACCTATCACCAGTGGAACCAGAATCTTCATCAGCACCTGATAAAATTACATAATCATAGTTGACGTATTTTACAAAAACACTTACGGTAAAGTTTGATGCAATGTATGTTGCATTAAGACTCGAAATGTATTGTCGTGTTGATGTCCCGTTGGTTTGTTTTACCAATATTGCATTAGTTCCTCCCACTGGGTCTGGTTGACCTGTTACTACTTGTGCTCTTGCTGTATGCCAACCAGTAGTAAATCCTTGAGAATACGGAAGGCTGTTCGTCCTTGCCTCCTCCACCAACAGCCCAAGGCTTTCCCCCGTCGTCGGGTTGTGATCGAAACGTGGCACATTGTTGCCAGCAGTCTTGATCAATCCATCGGCCCCAACAAACGTGGCAACAGAAGCGCCGGTCATGACGCGGGTAAACGCAACCCTGGGGTCCAGGCGCTTGGTCTTGGCAAAGTCAATGCCCAGGGCTGGACGTGATGCGGGGTAAAGAGATTTGATAGTCATGATCGGGGGACCTCAGGAGTTAGCGGCTTTGATGACCGCGAAATTAAAGACCGGTGCCTCTGTC